CGGTTGGACTCGTGCCTGCGAGGTACTGCGAGCGGTAGTTGTCGCCCCAGAAGAACCGGTTGCGGAAGATGTACGTCCCAGCGGTGCCGGTGTAGAAGGCCCCGAGTTCCGTGTCCGATGACGTGAGGACAACCTCGGAGGCGAGTTTCTGCGTGGAGTCTGATGCTGAGCCACTGACGTACTGCGTCCCGACTGCGATGTTGACAGGGACGCCAGAGTTCCTTCCGTCATCGACCCATGCGCCCGAGGGAATCGCTGCGCCGCTTGTCGGTCCATAGGTGACAGGGACAAGTCCTGCGACTTGAAGCGTCTCCAAGATTCGCTGACCGGAGACGACTGTGGTCGTGAGCAGAGACCCGATGCGGTAGGTCTGCTGAAGTTCAGTGACTGGCGTCGCACCTGAAGGCCATGCGATAGCGAAGCGCCATGCGAGGTCGGCGACGTTGGCGGTGGTCGCAGCTGCTGGCAGGTAACTGCTCTGTGTTCCTGAGACGTTCCAGCCGACGACCGGCGTGTGCAGTTGGAATGTCGCCGAGTTGCCTCCGGTCGTGACGCCGTCGACGATGGCGTTGACCGTTCCGCTGCTCGTGCCTGTGACGCCGTTGAAGATGAGTCCGACGTGGTGCCACTTGCCGTCGTTGACAGGCGGACCGCCAGCGCCTCCGTGTAGCAGCGTGATGGTCGGAGAGCCTGAAGTGTTCAGCGTTGATTGGTAGATGTAGATGTGGCCAGAGGGTCCGACCTGTGCGTAGGTGTATTTGTAGGCGTCCGGCTGCCAGTTGCCGCAGAGAATGTCGCCGACCTTGGCGTTCTGGAACCATCCCGAGACGTAGAAGATATATCCCTGGACGCCGCCAGTGTTCTGATCCGGCCAAGTGATGAACGCCGAAGGAGACGAGGTGCCATTGGAGAGGTCAATGGCCGTTGACGGGTCGTAAGGGTGCGGCCCGATGACGTTGTAAGTCGCTTGGCCGTAGATGGTCGCCGAGTGCAGTCCAAGGAAGTAGTCCTCGAGGATGTTTGTGTTGGCGCTCTTTTCGTTGCACCGGACCAAGGAGAACGAAGCGATGTTCCAACTGTTGCCGCTCGGCTGGACTGCGTTGTTGGGGTAGATGGTCGGGTTGAGGAGCCGAGTCGTGCTGAGTGTCTTGAGTCCGTCCGAGGCGCTGATCGTGACCTGTGAGTTGACTTCGTCTGGCGTGTTCAGCGCCCACGAATCCACGAAGCCGGTGTAGACGCCGTATTGCGTGGAGTTCCAAGTCCCCAAGACTCGGATCGGCGTCATCGGCTGAGCGAGCGATTTCGGAGCGACGTTGACCGTTCCGCCTGAGACCTTCGTGTACGTCTTGGTCGCTTTCTCAAATGGCGTGTATTGGCCGAGCCGGTTGTCAAGGACGACTTCAAGCGTGCCGGTCTCGAAGCGGTCCAGCTCGTGCTGCTTGCCTCGCCTGGTGCGGTGCGAGATGACGTCTGCGGTGATGTCCAGCCATTGCCAGTTGCCGTATGGACCATCGAACGGCGAGGTGAACGACGAGTCGGCGACGTTGGCGATCTGGACGCTGAGCGTAGGGAGGTTGGCGATCTGAGTCATGGCTTGCGAGGTGGCTTGGTGGTTGTGCCGCCGCCGAAGATGTCAGGGTTGGCGCGAGCGGTCTGAAGCATGAGTTTCCGCATGGCATCTGAGAGTGACTGCATAAAGTCCTTGTCAGCAAGAAGCGCAGCGCCGACCTTGGCGATGTTGATGTCAACCTCGATCTCGTAGTCCTTCACTAGCCGACCTTGACCTTGATGTTGACGGTGTCCTTAGCCTTGAGGAAGTTGGCGATGTCCATGAGGTGATTGTTCGCTTCACGAGTGTGCTGAGAGGTGAAGTCGGTCATTCTGGCAACCGCTGGCAAGTGCTGTTGAGAGAGGCTGCTTGTCTGCTGCGTTGACGTGGCGGTCTGCTTCAACGCTCCGCCATCTTCGACGCCGACACGACCGGCGACCTTGACGTGGTCTGGCACCTTGACGTTGAGATGCGCCCTTGACAACTGGTTGGCGAACTCGCCCATGTTGATCTGCTTGACGTTGAGCGTTGATCCCTTGAGCACGTTGGCGAATGCGGCTGCGGAGTCGGGCTTCGCCATGCCTCCGCCTTGAATGCCTTCTGGCAACGCTCCACCCTTGCCTTGGGTGATGTATTGACCGATTTCGTAGAGGTTGCTCTTGGGGTTGTATTTGTTCAGGTTGGCAAGTGCTCGGCCCGAGGCTTCGATGCCGCCTGTCATGTTGCCTCCCATGTTGCCGAACTGACGCGACGCAGCGGCAGGGTTCAGCGCAAGCAGGTCTCCGGCTCCGGCGAACAGGTTGTATTGCGTCTTGAAGAATCCGCTGAGGAAGTCTCCGCCGCCCTTGCCGATGTCCAGCAGCCCTCGTCCGACGAAATCTGCAATCGCTCCGACGAGGTTGGCTCCTTTCGGCTTCGGCGCTCCGCCTCCCGGAACGGTTGTGCCCTTCGCAGGCTTGCCACTGAGACCTGCCAAGAATCCTTGAAGGTCAGCGACGCCCTTGGTGTTGAGCCAATCCAGAGCGGTCTGAGCGGCTGGCAGAAGTTCGAGGCCGAAACTCGTGGCGAGGTTGCTGACCGAGGCCTTGGCCTTGTCAAGTTCTCCCTTGAATGTCTTGGACTGATTCTCCGCTGCTTGTTGTGCCTTCTTGTGATTGTCGACTGCGTCGGTAGCCGCCTGGTATGCGCTCGGACCGGCTTGGATGATTGAGAGCAATCCTGATGCAGCGCCAGCGCCGACAAGATTCGTGGCGTTGCTGATCTGCTGCTGCTGGTTCATGGCTGCGAACTTCGGCGTCAACTGACTGATGAGGTTCTGCATTCCGACGAACTTGCCGGTGGCGTCGTAGACGTTGATGCCAAGTTGTTGCAGCGTGGCGGCGGTCTGCTTGCCTGGAGCAAGAATCTTGTCCAGTCCGCCCGAGAACGTCTGGAGCGCACGACCGCCAGAGACGCCGTGTTGCGTCATATCAACGAGGGTCGCTGCCATATCGCCCATAGGCGGAGCGACGTCGCCCAACTTGTTGTGCATCTTCTGGAGCGAGCCGGTGATGGTGTCCATGCTCTGACCGGTGAGCGATGTCGTGTTGTAGAGCACCGCCATGACGTCGGATGCGCTGGAGACTGGCATCTGGAACGCTTGCAGCGAAGTGGCGATGTCGGAGGTCGTCGTGTTGAGGCTCTGGCCTGTGGCGGTGGCGAGTTCCATCGAGGACTTGAGGATGTCCGTTGATGCCTTCGCCGTGTTCTGCCCTCCAACAAGTCCGGCGACTTGACCGGCGACTGATGCGTACGCCTTTGCGAGCTGCGTGCCGGTGAACTCGGAACCCATCGCCAAGTCCATCATCGAGCCTTGGAGGTTCTTGGTCTGTTGAGTTGTCAGGCCGAGTTGCCCTGCCGACTTCTGGACTGCGCTCTGGAATCCCTCAGCGAGACCGATGGAGACGCCAGCAATGCCAGCGGCGAGACCGCCAGCGGCCAGTGCAGCGCCGCCGAGACCTGCGCCGAGAACGGCTGACGACGATGCGCCCTTGGCTTCGAGCGAGTCCATCTCGCCCTTGGCCTCGCCCATCTTGGCCTTGAACTCTTTGATGTCGGCGAGCAACTCAACAACTACTGGTGGAAGCATTGACTCAGCCATTGAGCGCCCTTCTCCATTCGGCCTCGTACATGGCCGTCAGTTCTTCTCGTGACTCTCGGAAGCCTGGAGCCATGTAGGGATACGGCTGCTGGTTGTAGTTCCGTCCGAGTGCGTCCTTGCCTCGGAAGCCAAGTTCGACCCTGCGGCCATACGCTGCGGTCGGTCCAGTCTTGGACATCCAGCGGCCCGGACCCATCTGGCGAGTCTCGTGGACTGCGATGCTGCGAGCGAGGGTGCCGGTGCGGATGTGGGGCTGATCGCCGGAGACGTGCTTGCCTCGATACTTGGTGCCGAGGATCTCGCCCTTGCCCTTCTTCTCGCCTGAGCCGAGGACTCGTGCGGTCCCTGATCCGTCGATGGCGAGGCGTGTGAACTGCTTCTGAGCGTTCTTGGCGACGATTGCTCCGCCCTTGGTGACGACTCCGTAGGCCGCTCGGTTCATGCGCTCCTCGAGGCCGGACAACGCTGCGGAGAACTCCTTGACGCCACTAACGATCATCTCGGGCATCGTTCATCACCTCCGTCGTCATGTTGTCCAGCGCGAGCGTCCAAGCGATGACCTGTGCCGGTTCGCCTAGATACTCATTGTGCGTCATGGGGACGATCTTTCGGTAGCGGTACTCCTGCCACCGTTCGAGGAGTTCAGGATCAAGGCCCTCAGTGACTCGGCCTGAGACGGCTGCCTTGAGAAGTGCTAACCGTCTGTAGGCACTTTTGGGTCTGTTGCACCGTCCACGCCGAAGTCTGGAGTCGCTTCGGAGTTGATGTCGTTGCACGCAGCGACGAGGTCGGCGAACGTCTTGGCTGGCAGGAGGTCCGCAGCGTCGGCTGGCGATCCCTCCCATGACCATGAGACGACGAACGTGGCAATCAGTGAGTCCTGGTACAACTCGAACGGAGTCGCACCGTTCTCGTCGTCCTCGATTGCGCCCCATGTTGCCGGGTCGCTCTCGTCCAGTCCCTCGGCGAGCGCCTTGGCTGCGGCCTCAAACGCTGCTCGTGCAGCAGCTCGAAGTTTGCGAGCCTCTCGCTCTGTGAGGTCCTCTGCGCTGCGGAGTTCGACCCAGCCGCCTGTGAGTTCCTTGCGGACCGTCACTAGTAGGTCGTGCTGATCGCGTTCTTGCAAGCGATCTGGATGGGCGAGTATCCGGTGACTGCGTCGGTCGTGTTGGCCTCGGCGGTGAAGTTGGCGTCGACTTCGACGTAGTGCTTGTCACGCATACGCTTGGCGTCGTGGAACTGCACCTTGGTCATCGTCACGATGATCTGGTTCGTGCTGACGAGTGAGTCTTGGAACGTCAAGACAACCGCAGTCGGTGAGTCGGTCAGTGCGAGGCCGTTCGATGATCCGTTGTAGAGGATCGGGTCGGTGGCTTCCACGACGAACTTCATGCGCCCGGAGACTTCAAGCGGACCGGCGAACAAGCGGTAAGGGTTCGACTGTCCAGCGGTGAAGATCGGAGTCGTGCTGCGGTTGATGTTGATTTCGCCGTCGACGAGGACCGTCGATGAGGTGCCGCCGATGGTGAGTGAGATGTCCCAGCCGGGAACCTGCTGGACGGTGCCGAACGAGGCGGTCGGCGTGGAGCCGAGAACCGTGAAGGGCTGCCCGAACAACTTGGACTGAATCTCAACTGCGGCCTCTGCGCCGAACGTGATCTTCGAGTCGCTGGCCTGTGCGCCGAGAATCTGGAAGGCGTTGTCGCCATCGAAGTCTTGGATCGTCACCGAACCCGGCTGCGAACCTGTGCTCGGAGCGTTCGTCAGCTGCATGAGGTGTGTGTACGGGGCGACTGAGCCGGTCTTGGTTTCGGTGCCGAGCAGCGCCTTGGCGATGACCGGGAAGGTGTCGGCGTAGGCGTAGGTCTTGAAGTCGTACTCATCGTGGCGCACGCCGAGGACGTGGTTGTAGACCGTCGTCGGTGAGCCTCGGAAGGCTTCGTCACGGAGGAACTTCTGCTGCGGTGTGACCTGTGGCGACACAACCGGAATCCACTGGATGTTCGACGAAGCGGTGCCACGAGTCGCCTCGATGCCAAGCCCGACGAAACTATTGGTAGAGATGAATGGCATGGCCTAAGCCTCCGGGGTTGTAGGGGTTGCGTCAGAGGCCGCTACATCGCCGCCAGAGACATCGGGAACAGGAGCAGGGTCGGTAGGAGCCGGAGCCGACTTCGACGCCTTAGAGGGCGTTACCGCAACGAGGGTCTCGATGCCGGGGTCGACGTCAAGCGTAACGACGTCTCCGGGCTTGACCTGGACGCCGTGTCCATCGACGGACAGAGTGATGAACACTCGCTCATCCTCGCCGGTGTAAGTGAAGTCAGGCATCGTTCTCCTATGTGCGCTCGATAGTTACGACTGTAGTTCGGACCGATGCGTAGACCTGAGTAGCCTTCATCGCTCCCATGAGGTTGCGAGGGTAGAGGGCCTGAATCTCGATGTCTTGGCCTCCGGGGTACGCACCTTCGCCCCATTGGAAGATGACGCTCGGCGCTCCAGCTTGTCGGTCGGCTCGGATGTAGTCGACAAGCGAATCAAGGAACTGGTCGGCTGCGAGGCCGCAGTCCTCGGATTTGTTGCTGGTGGA